CCAACTCCTAGGCGCGGCACTGCAGCAGGCTCCAGCCCTGGGGCTCGGACTTGGCGTCGGACTTGGCAAAGCAGCTGACGGCGATGCTCGCGTGTTTCTCAACTCTTGGGCTATCGCCAATAGCCTGGGTCTGGTTTCTGAGGCACTGCTGACCGAAGTGTTGGTGCTGGCGGAGCAGTTCAATCTTCCGGCCGAGTTTATCGCGAGGCTATGGGGCGGTTCACAGACTGAGTGAGCCCCAGCGCAAATTGTGTAAATGGAAATGCAATTATCGGTGATGCGGACGATTCATTCAGCGCGACGGCTTGGGAGAGCGCTGCAACGACGTTTGCGTCGTCGCAGCAGTGGGTGCTGATGGCTTCAGCCTAGAATCAATCCAACAGGAGGCTCCTCCACAATGCCAACTAACTTCCTCCACGGCGTGGAGGTGCTTCAGACCGACATTGGCGGACGACCCATCACGACGGTTCGATCCTCCAAGGTGGCGATCGAGATTGTGCAGGAAGCTGGCGTGGAGGTGGTGGAGCTGATCCACCTGGGACCACAGGGTCCATCCGGGATGGCGTCAGTTAGCTCAATTATTGGCCTGCAAACTGCGCCTACAACCAATGCCGTTCTTGTCAAGCAATACTACGTCAATCACAATGAACCAGCTATAGCGCTGCCATCGCCGCTTGAAGCTGGACCCGGCGGCGGCCTGTTCCAATGGGAGCCTGATCTCCCTAGGTCGTTACATGATGGCGGCCTGTTCATCTCGCCAACTGTCCCCTATGACGGGACCAGGGCCAACCTGGTGGACTTTCTTGGCAAGGTCGGAGAAACGGCCCCCAGCGCTAACGGCGTGTGGCGGCGGGCCTTTTCTGGCAATGTCATGGCGGATTGGTTCGGGTGCGTCAGCAACAGAATCGCTGACGACTACCCGTCCATTCAGAAAGCCCTAGACGTTGTGTTCGCGATGAACAGCGTAGAGAGAGTGGGCAAGTGGTTCGTTGGGAAAACCAACGTTGTTCAAGTTAGCGGCAACTGCCGCATCAAGAGATACCTTGAAGTAGGAGCAAGGATGACGCTCCAAGGGAATGAGAATACCTTGGTGTACCCTGTCCAGGATTCTAGTTTTGCCGGGGACTACAACGTAGCCGTCCCCCCCGTTATCTACGTGGATCCAGATTGTGTTTTATATCGACCAAGCGACTATAACTGCGCCGTCGCATTAAGAGGAGACGCCTCTAAGTTGGATGGAATCGTGGTCGATGGGTATGAGATGGCATTCGGGTCATGGTATCCAATCATCAAAATTGCAACATCACCCCTAGGGGTTGGAGGGTCTTACGCATTTAACGGGGAGCTGTATGTCATCGACCCCAACGATCCCAAGCAGAACAAGCCCCTAGAGCTAGAGACTCTGGTGATACCATCGCACCAATATGGTGATGCCTGGTATGCAGGCTTTCAGCTAAAGGCAATGGGTGGCAATGTTACCGGCATTGGCCCAGGAACTTCCACTTATACCCAGATCACACCCGCCAACCCCTACCAGTGGGATGTTATAAGCGGCACCATCCCTACCGGGTTTGCCGTATCGAAGTCTGGATGGGTTACCTGTAACGCAGCAACAGCTGTAATTGGCAAGCAGTTTGTAACGATTCGTGTAGCTGATGCTAGCGGCAGCACAGCGCAGCGAGACCTCGTTTTGGAGGTTACCGGGAAATACATAGAATTGCCCTTGGTTGGCATTCCTCCCGCTACCATAAATCAAGCCTATAAATATACCTTCAATGTTCTCAACGACGATGGCGTTGCCCATTATTGGTGGATAGTTAATGGCCCCGAGGGCTTAGTGATGAACCGTACTACCGGAGAGGTCACCGGCACGCCCGCCGCCGACTCGTTCGGACAGTACACGCTAAAAGTGGCAATAACGAGCGCCACCAGTACAGCCAACTTTGAGGCCAATACCTTAATTGATAATATCTTGATAGATTTAACGGTTGAAAATACCGCATACCCATCATTATATGGCAGCCTTTCAGATACGGCTGTAGGCGTGGCCTACCAAGGGACTATTTACCCTGTCGGCGGAGTTGGTCCGTTCACCTGGCAAATTGACCCCGCTCGTTCTACCGGGAACAATCAGCCTGGGTACCCAACCACGACTTCTCCCGCTCCGGGATTAAATCTTTCAACCGATGGCATAAGAGCCCTTATAACAGGGACGCCTACAACTTCTGGGAACTTCTCTTTCTTTCTTATTGGCACCGATTCAACTGGAAAATCGGTGAGTGGGCTTATCAGCTTTTTAGGGAACACATGGGCAGCAAGACCACAGCTGGAGACATCCTTGATTTGGAATCTTCCTGTTGCCGTCAAGGGCCAGCCATATTCTTATCAGGTTGAGGCTACTGTATCAGGCTGCACCTTTAGCGCAAAGGCATTGCCTTCCGGCCTGGCGATCTCCGCCGAAGGCCTCATTTCAGGCACTCCTCTTGGCGGCAGATATGCCAATGGGGTCGCGTGTGAATGGAGCGTCAAGATGAGTAATTTTACAGTAAGAAACTTCAGGGGTGCTGCAGGCGTCAAAGTTGATGGGCCTAGCAACGTCCACATTTTTGAAAACTTCTTTATCAACGCATGCGACGTAGGCATATCGTCCGACAATATGTTCGACTCACGGTTACAGAGCTTCTATATCTACAACACAAGAATTGGCCTGCAAATGAGGGGCGGAACTGCCGCTAATACCTACACTAACGGAAGAATTGAATACATTCATGAGCATGGTGTTACCGCCTTGTTCTCTCCAGACAATGTATGGAGCACTGTCTACTGGGATACCTGCGGGTACGCTGCAATAAGCGCTGATCGCTCCGATTACTGGACAATGAGCGGCTGCTTCTTTTTTCGAGGTGGGCGGCGCGTCCCGCCAAGGGGCAAATACTATATGCCCGATAGTCCCGTGGATATTTCTACTCACATTAAAGCTATTAGCTGCAAAGACTGGGTTATCGGCACTAATAACATGGTGCGAGGATGCGACAATGGGGGGTCTAGCTCAACTTACCTTAGGAGGTACGAATCAAACGGCAGAAGGCTTTACATCCGGCCTTATGCTTCCATCGTCATGGAGCGCTGCAAGGGGTTCAAGATAACCGGCAATGGGCTGGACGGCTGCACAAGAGAATCTATCGTCTCAGTAGAAAGCGAATATGAATTTGAATACAACGATGCTCTTTTGAGCGGGAATACGGTCCACCGAACGAACCAATTTGAAACCTTCTCGCAGAATGAACAACCCGTCATAAATTTACTGAAAAACCCTACTAAGGCTAATTTCGCACCCGAAGGTACCGAGGACAATGTAGACACTTACTTTCCCAGCAATGTACTTTTACTGTCGGGAAATGAATTTGTCGATAGAAGCACAAGGGGCTTAACCGTAAACAATACAAACGTCACAATCAACACATCTGTTTACAGGTTTGGTACGGGTAGCTTCTCTTTCAATGGAACAAGCGCATTGTTGACTGTGGGTGTAGCTGACAACAACAACGTCACTGCTCCGTTTTACTTTGGCGCAGATGATCTTACTTTAGAGTTTTTGGTTTATCCGCTTAGGAACAACGTAAGTCAAACCCTGATTGACTTTGGGGCTACGTCTGAATCTGCCCCGTTCGCGCTCATTCTTGACGCAAATGGAAGGCTAGCGCTAGCCAGGAATCGCAGCACAAGCGGACAAACCATAGATGCCACCAGCGCTCGGACGATCCCAGTAAACGCTTTCACTAAGATCACTATGACCATAACCAGGGGTATGGCAAGAGTATATATTGACGAGCCTATCGAACCAAGCCTGACTATTTCGTTTAGCGGAAGGTTTATGATTTCCGGGTATAACAGACCAATCATGGGTCGCGGTGGGTTTACGGGGGCAACCGATTTTTTCCAGGGATACATGCAGCAGATTAGGATAACTAAACCTGTTTCCAGGTACGGGCTGCTATCAGCGCTGAGGCCGCAGACTCGCGCATTCAGCATTGTGAACCTTGGCTCCCTGCCACCGGATACCCTTGTGTATTCTCCTGCTGCTGCGGAAACAGAATTCTTTTTTGCGGACCGATCTAATTCTATTAAGCTGGGCCCCAGTTCTTCTATTCAGAAACCAGTCTATGTAACCAGAAGATCAAAGAACGACATCGTTACCGATCGAAGGGCAGGCCTGGGCTCCTACAGTGCGGGCCAGGTGAACCCGTCTTACTATATTTATCGATTGCAAAAGGCAGCTGAGACGGGGGTTACGGCCTACACATTCCAGACCTGTGAGTTCAGGGCATGGGTCGCACGGCCGGGCTACCCAGAGGAGCTGGATAGGATCCGAGGGAAAAAACTGCTCTTATGTCTTTGGGCAAGGTCTGCTAGAAAAAACTCGGTTTCTCTTTTCACGCAGTTCTACGCCGGAACAAGCGGCAACAATTTCAAGGTTGAAGGGGGCTTTCACACTAAGTTCAACGTGCCTCCATTCTGGAGAAAATATACATTCGCCATTGAGGCGCCAGACCTAGACCTGACACTTGTCGATCCATATACTTCCAATGCCTTATTGAAGTTCTACCTCGACGACAAGTCACAGACCTATGACCTGGAATTCGGGGCGATGTTTTTGTACGAAGATGATGGGAAGTTTGGGTTCACTTCGGGGGCGACGGATCAGTGATTATCCGCCGCACCATCCTTCGCCAAGCGTTCGTCGCACAGCTTTGCGATGCAACAAGTGCCGAAGAGCGCGTGTACTCCGGCCGGCTCATGCCGATCAATGACGAGGAGGATGAGCCGACACTTCCCGCCATCGTCGTGCACACCCGCGAGCCGGAGCAGATCATCGACCGCTCCACCTCCGGCTTCGATGGCTTTGAGCGTCGTCGCTCCATCGTCTCCGTGGTCTGCATCGCGCAGTCCTACGACGATTTAGACGAAGATCTCGACACCATGGCCCAGCAGGTGGAGGCCGCCCTTCAGGCCTGGATCATCCCTGGCTTCGAGTCGGCCGACGCCATGCTCATGGACACCAGCTCCGAGCCGCCAGACTTCGACGGCAGCCTCACCACCAATGCCACCACTCTCCGCTACGCGGTCGAGTACAACACTCCTTACCGCGCCTGCAGCAATCCTTACGTGATCAGCGCCGGCTCCCTGGAGCAGTCCGGTGCCTACCCTGGCGGGCAGGTCACTCCCGGCTGTCCAGCCGACAGCATCGGCACCGTCTGCCCCATCGGCGGCGCGACAATCATCGTCAACGGCACCCCGGATCCCACACCCTGAT